GACTCTGCTAAATTGGATACCACCAAGGCGGTTGATAGTTCTGCAGCTTCTAAGAATGCCGCTTCTATCAAAATGAAGGCTTCAGCTGCTTCTGCCAAAATGGAAGAAACTGAATCTGAAGAAGAAGTCATTGCTGAAAAAATGCATGATGATGAGAAAGAAGATAAAGCAATGATGAAGAAAATGAAGATGAAAGAAAAGATGAAAGAGGATGTAGATGCTCTCTTTGCTGACGATTCTACCATCTCCGAAGAATTCAAAGAAAAAGTTTCTACAATTTTTGAAGCTCGTGTTCAAGACCGAGTATTGCAAATTGAAGAAGAAATTGAAGAAAAATATACATCAATGCTTGAAGAAGCTATTGATGACATCAAAACTGATTTAACCAATAAAGTAGATGACTACCTAAACTATGTCGTTGAACAATGGTTAACAGATAACGAAATCGCAATTGAGTCCGGCCTCCGTGCTGAACTCACCGAAGAATTTATTGCTGGTCTACGCAATCTTTTTGCAGAACATTATATTGATGTTCCAACCGAAAAAGTTGACCTCGTTGATGAACTTGCTGGTAAAGTTGAAGAACTTGAAAGCAAACTCAATGAAGAAATTGAGCGTGGCATTTCTTATGCTAAAGCTCTTGTAGAATCCCGCAAGAATGAATTATCCCGTGAAGTATGTGATGGTCTCACAACCACACAAGCTGAAAAAATCAAATCACTCGCAGAGGGTGTAGAGTTCTCCACAGAGGAAGAATATACAGGTAAGCTTGAAACAATTCGTGAGAACTATTTTCCATCTGGCATTAAAAAGGCCAATGAACAACAACTACACGAAATAGTAGAAGATGCTGGTGAACAAAAAGTGATTAATGATCCATTTGTTGCCGCAGTATCTAACGCAATTTCTAAAACAAAATTTTAAGTAAAACAAAGGAGAAACTTAATGTATTTGTCCGAACCACTACAACAAAAATGGAATGGCGTTCTGGATCATCCAGACCTTCCAACAATTTCTGACCCATATCGTAAAGCTGTAACAGCTGTCGTGCTTGAGAACCAAGCCGTAGAGATGCAGAAATCTGGTATGATTACAGAAACCATAAACAACACAACTGGTGCTGCAATTCAAAACTTTGACCCAATCTTAATCAGCTTGGTTCGCCGTTCATTGCCAAACCTAATCGCTTATGATGTCTGCGGTGTTCAACCAATGACAGGCCCAACTGGTTTGATTTTCGCTATGCGTTCACGCTATAGCACACAAACTGGTACAGAAGCTTTCTACAACGAAGCTAACACATTCTTCTCTGGTTCCAATGCAGCTATTACTGCTGCTCAATTGGCACAGTTGACAAGTTTGACTTTAGCTGCTAATACCACAGAAACTTTCACATCTAACGCTTTTCCTGTTACTGCTATGACCACCAGTCAAGGTGAGAATTTAGGTGATGGTGCCGCTGGTAACACATTCCAAGAAATGGCATTCTCTATTGAGAAAGTTACGGTTACTGCAAAGACCCGTGCTCTCAAGGCAGAATACTCCATGGAACTCGCACAAGACCTCAAAGCAGTTCATGGTCTAGATGCAGAAACCGAATTAGCAAACATTCTCTCAACAGAGATTCTTGCTGAAATCAACCGTGAAGTTATTCGTACCATTTATGGTGTTGCTAAGTTAGGCGCACAAGTAGGTACTACAACTCGTGGTATTTTTGACCTTGACACCGATTCTAACGGTCGTTGGATGGTTGAGAAGATTAAAGGTTTAGCGTTCCAAATTGAGCGTGAAGCTAATACAATCGCCAAGCAAACTCGTAGAGGAAAAGGCAACATCATGCTTTGCTCTTCTGATGTTGCTTCCGCATTGGCAATGGCTGGTATTTTGGATTACAACTCTGCATTACAAGGTCAAGTTAATTTGACTGTTGATGACACAGGTAATACATTTGCTGGTACATTGTTTGGCCGTATCAAAGTGTATATTGACCCATACTTCCCAGCAGGTTCTACAAATGAATTCGCTGTAGTTGGTTACAAGGGTTCAAATGCATATGACGCTGGTCTGTTCTATTGCCCATATGTTCCATTGCAAATGGTTCGTGCAGTTGACACCGGTACTTTCCAGCCAAAAATTGGATTTAAGACCCGTTACGGTCTCGTTTCCAATCCTTTTGCTGATGGAACTGCCGCTGCAACACAAGGTGCATTGACCGCTCAGTCCAATGTTTACTATCGTGGCTTTGTAGTTAAGAACTTGATGTAATTAAACAAGTCCTATAATAATAATTATAAAAAGGGACTGTTAAAAGAGGCACTTCGGTGCCTCTTTTTTTATCTACTAAATACCATTATGAGTAATATCATACTAATTAACGATTTAGTTGACCTTAGGGCTCGTAAAAAGGTAGAACTTGATTTCTATAATAAGCAATTAGAAGAACTTAGAATTAAAATGTTTTTCATTAAGAAAGAGATTGATTTAACATCAGATATCATTACTTTAATTGAGCGAGAGAAGATGATGGATTTAAAAGAATATATTAAATGACAGCAATCACACGAAACCCAACAAATCCAAATCCACTCATTGGTAGTCGGTTTATACTTAGCTTTGGACGAGTGCCAAATGTTCAATACTTTTGTCAATCAGTAAGCGTACCTGGTATTTCATTATCAGAGGCCGTAATTGTAAACCCATTTGTTGACATCTATTCGCCGGGTGAAAAGGCGATTTACGATTTACTGAATGTCACTTTTATGGTTGATGAAGATTTAACTGCATGGAAAGAGATACATGATTGGATTCGTGCTATGACTTTTCCTGTGGAGTTTGAAGAATATCAAAGATTGCCTAGATTAAACAAATACAATTCGGCAGCCACCGACCTCAATAAAAAGTTCCCACAATTTTCAGATGCCTCTATTAATATATTGTCATCTTCAAACAATGTATCTTACCGATTTAAGTTTCATCAGGTATTCCCAACATCAATATCTACCTTTGTGATGAACACACAAGACGGGCCGGATAACATCATTACTGCCGATGCCACATTTCGGTATAGTTACTACGATATTGAAAAAACATTCTAATATAGCTTGACAAATTGTTACCATTAGTGTAACATAGCGTGAGGAGGATTTATAATATGAAGCAACTAGATGAACTATTGGAAGAATGGCGGAAAGATTCCGAGATTGACAGAACGGAACCAGGCAAAGCATTAATTAACATACCCAAACTTCACAGTAAATACTTAAATATCCTTTCACAGCATCGCCTATTGGCAAAACAAGCTGAGTTTAAGTATAACAAATGGAGAAAAATAAAGTGGGAATATTACACAGGTAAGTTAGATGATGATGAACTTGCCAAATATGGATGGTCTCCGTTTCCTTTTGTATTGAAATCCGACATCACTATATATTTGGAGAGTGATGACGATTTAAGCAAACACCTGGCCGCAAAAATTATGCATGATGAAATTGTTGATGTGTGCCAATCTATTCTCAAAGAATTAAACAATCGTGCATGGGAATTAAAATCATTCATTGACTGGGAAAAATTTATACAAGGCATTTAATGAGTGATGTAATTCTTCATAAACTAAACGAAGCTTATATTAAAGTAGAATGTGAGAAATCTATCTCACAGGAGTTAAGCTCATACTTTTCTTTTAGAGTACCAGGTTATCAGTTTGTTCCTGCCTACAAAAACAAATTGTGGGATGGTTTTATAAGGTTGTATGACCTCAGAACAAATCAAATCTATCATGGTCTTGTTCCTTATATTGAAAAATTTTGTGCTGAAAGAAACTATACCTCTGAGATTAATTCTGAAATAAATGTTACTGAAAGCTTTTCATTAGTTGAGGCAGTTGATTTTGTTCGCACACTAGATTTGCCACATGAGATACGAGATTATCAATTAAATGCTTTCGTTCAGGCAGTTCGCAATAGGCGTTTACTGCTTCTATCACCAACAGCATCAGGTAAATCATTAATACTTTATGTGATACTCCGTTGGTTACAAGAGTCGGATTATAAGCGTGGCTTACTGATTGTTCCAACCACATCATTGGTAGAACAAATGTATACCGACTTTGAATCGTATGGATATGATTCTGAAAAATACTGTCATCGTCAATACTCTGGTAAAGAAAAACACACCAACAAACTACTGACGATTACCACATGGCAATCCATCTATAAGAATGATGCCGATTACTTTGAACAGTTTGATTTTGTAATGGGCGATGAAGCACACCAATTTAAGGCCAAATCACTTACAACGATACTCTCAGGTTGCACAAGCGCTAAATATAGGATAGGAACAACTGGCACTTTAGATGGTACACAAACACATCGCCTTGTATTGGAAGGATTGTTTGGGCCAGTTTATAAAGCAACAACAACATCGGAGTTAATTGATAAAGGTCAATTAGCTAGTTTTAAAATTAAATGCCTTATACTGAAACACAATGAGGCAGTATGTAAACAAGCAAGAGATTGGGACTATAACACAGAGATAGATTACATAGTTCAAAATCCAGCAAGAAATGAATTTATTCGTAATTTAGCTTTGTCGTTAAACGGTAACACTCTTATATTATTTCAATTTGTGGAGAAACATGGAAAAGATTTATACTCTATTATTAAAGATTCAGTCAAGGATCGGCATGTATTTTTTGTTTTTGGTGGTACTGATGTGGAGGTTAGAGAATCGGTCCGAGCAATTACTGAAAAAGAAAGGGACGCAATCATTGTTGCTTCTTACGGCACTTTTAGCACTGGTGTTAATATCCGTAACCTTCACAATATCATATTTGCCAGTCCTTCCAAATCCCGCATCCGTAATCTTCAGTCAATCGGCCT